TCTTCTCTTCGTTTCTTTGAATAACTTCTGTTGCTGTCATTTGTGGACCTTGTTGTAACTGAAGTTGGTTTACATAGAATACTTCTCTAATAGCATTTCTTCTTTGCTCTTCCATGTTTAAACCTAATGGATTATTTGCACCAATGTTTAAAGGTTCAATTCTATCTCTTGTACCACTTCTATAAAAATTTAATCCGCCTGGTACAGTTCTAACTGGTAATAAGAAACCATCATCAGGAACTAATAAAGGTGGGTCTACTTGTTTCTGTGCAGCTTTAATAGTTGTCTTAGACATTTCATTTAGCATCTTAACATCTGGTAATGCTGTCATTGCAGGACTTCTGCCATAGATTTCATGTGAAGCCTTTAAGTATCTTGGTACTACAAACGGAAACTCTTTAAATCCAGATACTGATAATTCGTTTTTGTTTTTGTATTCCATGTATACCGATTCGAATGGCATATTCTTTTTATCTTTTTTATTAGGATCAAAATCTGATCTTGGATAAACTGCGTGTATAATTTCTATTTCTTGGTAAGGGTCTTTCTTTTCTATAGTTAAAATATCTTGAGATACTTTATCGCCAAACTTCTGCACGATAGCTCTTGCTGATAATTTAAATCTTCTATAGATGGTATCAATTCTACCTTTATCATTTTCCGCAATGTAAACTTCATCAATGTGTCTTGTAGAAAATTTAATTAAATCTTCTTCATCTTCTTCAATAAACATTGCTGCTGTACCAAAGGTAATAAGATCGTGATACAATTCAAATATTTCTTGTTGAAAGTTCGATCTGTTAAATGCTGTGTACATTGCATCTGTTGCAGATTCTAACCAAATTTTTGCTTCATCTTCATTCTCAATTTGTTGGTCTTTAAATTTTAAAGTAAACCAAGGTGTAGAAGGATTAGTCATCATACCATGTAAAGATGATGCTAATAATTCTAATGCTTGTAAAGGGGAACTGTCAAATATAAGTTCCATTCTTTTGTCGCCACGACTTCTTCTTTTAGTAACATCCGCTTTTCTTGGTAGCATATAATCTGCTACTTCTTGCCAATGTGTTTCCCAGTTTTGTCTTTGACCTGCTAGTCTATCAAAACGAGATAATAATTTTTTTGTTAAATCTGTTGATGCCATTATTGTCCTAGTAAACTCTTTTTACCTAATGTTAATGTTTGATCTTCTACTCCGCTAGGTCCTGTCATAATTGTCATTGATCTTCCTTTAGCTTTTGTTTTTCTTGAATCATATCCATCCATGCTAGTTGCTGTTGCTTGAGAAACTTCTGCTGTTGTAGGTGATGCCATAACTGGTGCAGGTGGTGGTGCGGGTGGTTTAGGTGGTCTGAATACACTTCCCATATTATGATCCTAGTAAAGTTTTCTTTTCTATTTCAGCTTCCTCTGTATCACCTAAAGGTCCAGTTAAGATAGTTGACTTTCTACCTCTTCTTTTTCTTTCTATCTCTGCTTGTTCCGCTGCAATTCTTTTTTTTTCTTCAGCAGACACTTCCGTAGATGGTGGTGTCGGCAAAGGTTGAACTGGTGGTAATGAAGGCATTTTAGGTGCTAAAAAACTCATAATTATATAATCCTATAGTTATTATCTGCTATATCTTGTGGAGCAGTTTGTCCACTCTTAATTTCTTGCAAACCTACACTTAAGTATCTCATAGCATCACACGCATGAGATGACCAGTCGTGAACAGGTTTACTTCGGAACATACGATTTTTGTCAATATACTTCCGATGGTAATGTCTTAACGCATCTATTAACTTTTTGCAATGGTCAGTATCAATCCAACATCTAGGTAGGGTCATGGTAGTTGCGTGTATGCCATCCTCTAGTGGAATTTTTGGTACAACTTTAAATCTTATACCTAATTGATAGGCAACCTCTCTTCTGGTTTTGCCATTACCAAAATCCGTAACTTCTATATCGTGTGGTGCATAATGTTCTTTGTAAACGTAATCTTTTTGTTTTAACATTTGTATGTAATGCGGTAATCCTTCGCCACGTTCTTCATGGTAGTCTATAATATTAATGGCTCTACCTAGTTGTTGAAAAAATATAATAGCACTATGATCCGCCACTCCTAGATCCCATGCGGTAGATACTGGTAGGCTAGGGTCGTATGGTACTCTAGTTAATTGTTTACCATCTTCTAGTTTAACTAACGTGTCATTGTAGATTGCACCTTCTATGTTAGCAATCCAATCACATTCAAATTCTTGTAGGTATTTCTTCTCACCCATTACTTCTTTTGCCTTGACCAACTCATCTTCATCTACAATTTTAGTTTCACTAGCTTTAGCCTTATAGTTAAACCAATCATCCGCACCTTGTGCGTGTTGGTATAGTTCATAGAAGTTATTGTTCATACCTTGTGGTGTACCTATAAAGACACAGTAACCTTTTCTATCAGATAGTGCTGGTCTTATAATTTCTGGAAACAACTTGCTATGGACATTGGCGTACTCATCTATTACACATCCATCTAGGTAGATACCCCGTAACCCGTCAGAGTTTTCTGATCCCAGCAAGGTTATTCTTGCACCATTCGGGAGGTCTACCCTTAGCTCTGTTTCATTAAACTTGGTGTAAGGTATCTTCGCTGTAAACTGTTTCATATAATCCCAAGCAATAGATTTACTTTGTTTAAAGGTTGGCGAGATATATGCGAACCTAGGGTTCTTTTGTTTAGACAGTAGTGCTGACCTAATTAAATGATTAATCATACATACTGTTTTGCCGAACCTTCTATGACAAACCAATACAGACCATCTGTTTTTAGAAATCTTGTTGTGCAAAAAGGCTTGGTGTTTTCTAGGTGTATAAGGAATCTTAATATCCATATCTAGTGTATCATCTTGCTAGGCATACTATAGCCAGTTGTATTGTAATCAAAGTTAAGGATGCTCATTGTATAGTGTGCAAAGGTTTCTGCGGTTTCATTATCATCAAAACCATATATCTTAATGGTTAGGCTTTTATCTTTTTTACTAATAAAAACTATTGAAGTTAAATCATCTTGTATGTAATCCCACATAATTACTACATATAGTAATTGTAAAAAAAATTATACTATAAAGGTTTTTATATTTGGGTGTGGGTTAATCTGTGTGTCTGTCTAAGGGTGTCCTCAATTCCGATGTATATATATATATATAATGCGTGGCGGATTATGGGGGTCACCCCACCTATAGCTTTACAAAAATAGACAGTTTCCTAGATAATATTACTAATGATAACTAAACACTATCAATAGTAAACCAATTAATCTTTAAATATATAGGTCAATACTACTTCCGTTTATATACCCGTAAAAAATCTGACGCTGTTTGATTATTAGAATAGGATAATAACCATCTATTAACTTATAATAATTCTAATCTACTTCTTTAATCTTAACCAGCTTAATCAACTCATGATCTTTTTTATTGGTGTATTTTATTTGAACTATTTTATTCTTATATTTAATTGATAGCTGCCTTAATAACTTTTTATAACTCATGGCTTGTACTGTTTCAGTATTGCCTTGCTCATCTTTAATATTATAAATGTATCTCATATTTACTTTTAACATCTGTTGTAAAAATATCACACTATTATTTAAACCCATTATGAACACCATGATACTTGTGTTTATATTTATATAGTTTACCAATATGGTTATGACAAACAAAACAACAGAGGAAAAAACAATGAAAGTAGGAAGTAAAATAAAAAGAGCAGATGGCACTATTAAAACAATAACATTATACGATCAATTATGTGCTTTGGGTGGGTGTCATTTACCTAAATCAGTAAATCCTAAAACATGGACTAGATTTGACAGATTTTTTCATGGTTTTACAGTTTGTGCTAGATTAAAAAATAGTACTCATGGTAAAAAATTATTAAAAGATTTAAATATTGTTATTGGTACGGGTGCAATGAATATAGATCAAATAGTTAGTAATCATAAACAAATAAATCATATCTAATAAATCGGGGGTGTAAAAACCCCCACAACAAAAGGGAAAAAAACAATGATAAAACAAAAAGAAATAAATGCTTATAAAAAACATTGGTATGAAGATACAGATGATGCTCAATTATCATTTGGCGAACCTAACAATATTGATGAGCATATAGAAAAAATGCAAAAGTTGATAGGTCGTAAGGTTGTTTGGAATAATGATTACCATGACAAGGGTAAAGATCGTTTAATCGGTAAGGGTGTTATGACAGTAGCTGGAATTGGTTGGAATAAGGAATGGCATGAGCCAACTTTTTTTGAAAAAGATGATCCAATAGATAGGTGGTTTTCTTATGAATACGCTTTAGAGAACTTACTTTGCGATCAATAACAATGCCTAAATTAAGACACAATAATAAGTACAATAATAATAAACAACTAACAAAAGGGTACAAATGACAGATAAAACAACAATGCACCAATTAGAAATAGATTTAATTGATGAGTTAAACGACAATAAAAAAGAAATATTAGAACGTGAATATCCTAGTGATTTAATAACTGAGTATGCTGATGGTTATGTTCCAATATATAATTATGATCTAATAGAAGCATTATCAAGTGATCATACATTAGCCAACGTAGACGACACCGGACTACTACCTCAAAATCCTAGTGTTCACGATATAATCAGAATGGCTATATATGAACGATTAATTAATGTGGCTTACACTTGGTTAAGTGATAATGAAAAAAAAGAGGTTGCATAATAAACCAAAATGGTTAAGATAAATATAAAAACAAACAAGGGATAAATAAAAATGATGATAGTATTAGAAGGCGTGCCAATAATAACATTATATATATTTTGGTCATATATAATTTTAGGGGGTAATGATGAAGAGTAAATACTTCAAATCAGTCCTTGATACATTAAAAAAAAAATACGGCTTTTCTTTTAATATCAATGACACCCTACAACAGGCAGAGGACAAGCTAAATGACGTAAATACTTTTAGATATATGACTAAAACAAACGGCAATCATTTGGCTACTAATGTTATTAACTTCTTAAAAGAAAAAGAGGAGCATGACAAAGTGGCAAACTATAAAGATGAAATCAAACTTAACAAGGGGGAAAAATAACATGAGATACGAACAAAAAGCAGAAATACAAGACAGCAACAAGGCAAGAATATTTGAGCAGCAACAAAAAAAAGTTAAGATTAGATTTGGTTTAAGAAATGATAATGAGGCTGAAATATTTAAATTTAAAACAGATAGTGAAGTTAGTGCTTTTTATAAAGGCTTAGACGCTGCAATTGGTTATATGGAATATGAGGAGATTGAAATAAATGAGTAGCGAGAAAATAAAATGTGATGAACAAAAACTTTATGACAATAATTATATTACACAAGGTCAATTAAATAAACTAAAAAGGGGAAAAATGAGTAGCGAGAAGATAGATTTAAAAAATAAGTGTGTTCATTGCAAACAAGATACTTCGTATGGAAGTGGTAAGTTTGTAAATCGTTATCCCGTATTTGGATTAGACCCTGATGGATCAGGTGTTGAATATGATGGCTATTGCTGTGATGATTGTGAGGTAAAAGATGAGTAGTGAAAAGCAATTAATATTAATTATATTGGTAGCTGTTGTAGTGTTTGGCTACCAATGGATAAAAGAAGAAAAAAAGAAAAATGACTATTATAAAAAATATAGAAAATCTCAAGGGTGGGAATAATATAAAAGACCTACAAAGAGAAATGCTAAAAAGTATTTTATCTGCTAAAGGTCTGATTTTTCGACACTATCGGACAAAGTTTCAGCAGAAGAAACATCAATTAAATCAGGCTCACTCTCCCATGAGATTTTAAGATTTGTGTCAGTTTTAACATTCTGTATTTTGTTATCAGAATAAAGATCAGTAACGTGTCCTGCTACATATTGAACGAATTTAACCTTTTCTCTTATCCATAAAATTTGATTTGGATTTTCTACTTCTTGATGTTGAAACACTTGCATTAATTTATCTATTAAAGTTTGGACACCTAGTTTTCTAGCTTCAATTATCTTGCTCT